ATCCGTTCCAATACCAGTAGGTACTTGCGCTCTTGTGCGCGAGGCCGCCGTAAGCTCCGGAGATCGCGGTGGGCGCCGACGACTGTGAGCCAAGAACAAGTTTCGTCGCTGCGCAGAGCTGAGCGGCGTACACGCCGCCATATGGCGCTTGAATAGCGTTGACCGCCGCCGATGCGGTAACGAATCCCTCACCTGACTCAATCCACCCAGCTAGTACGTTCAGGCCGGCAACTCCCGCCTTACCCCAGATCTGGACCGGGCAACAGTTCACACCGCCGAAGGTCCCGATGAAGCGCACATACCCCTGGAAGTTATCAACGTACGTCGCTGGATACTTCGACGTATCCGACGATTCAAGGGTGAACGCACCCCCTTCGTCAGCACTGTTTTCCTTGCGGAATATGATGGTCGGATTGATGCTCGCGAACGTCACCGCCGCCGTCGATGCGACACTCTGACCAATCGCAATCTGAATCGTGCTACCCGACGCCGTGACTGACACGCCAGTACCATTCGTGATGGACAGCGCGCCGGTCAGCGAGTTGAGCGACGCGACGCCAGTGGAGATCAGCGGTACGGCCGTACCGCCGTTCTCCGACACCATCAATTTGTGCGTCGATGAGTCCATGTACAGGCGCGAACTGCCAGAACTCGGCGCAGCCGGAGCGGCGCCCTCGTAAATCGTGAGATTTGGAGTTCCGTTCGCGTTCGTGAGCACCAGGTAGCGCGATGTCACACCGCCGTAGGTGGCCTGGATCACGTCGACCGCAGTGGAGGAGGAACTGGAGGCGTTGAATCCTCCGTAGCATTGCACCCAGCCTGCGCTCACCGTCAGGCCGGCGGCACCCGACGCGCCACTGAATACGCCGGTTCCTCCTACGTTAAGTACATTGCCGCTGCCCCAAGCTAGATTCGAGCTATCGGTAAGTGAAGTGGCGCTTGCTGCAAATGGAATTCGGCCGGCGGTGAGTCCGCTGAGGCTCCCCGATCCGAAATCGTTCCAGGTGGACAGATCGTGACTCCACTGGAGCTTCGAAGCCGAGTACCGCAGACCCGCTTTCTCAGAGCTTCCGTCCGTGACTCGCACGTACTGCGCGTCGGCGACACCGGCCGCCGTCTTGAATCCCTGCGCTGAGTCGATATAGCCACTTTGCACTAGGATCGTCTGCGCTCCAGATGCGCCAGGCAGAACTAAGTTCCCGGCCGCCATCAGCCGCATGCGAAGTACGCCGCTGAACCGGAAGTTCAGCGAGTTATCCGTGTCGCCGATCGTCGTCGAATACCGATAGTGCAGCGTGCAGCGGTCGGTGAGAGTTGCGCCGCTTAGCGCCGTGGGCGCGGCGGTGGCGACGCGGTCGAATGCGAGGTAGCCGCCAGCGCCGCTAACGTCCGAGATTTGGACAGCCTTGACCGCGGCGCCGCCGGCCGTGAGTTGCAGCGTCGCATAGTTGGTTCCGCCGCTGTAGAAGCCCTGAACTGAGTTGACGTACCCATGCGAGATCGTGAGCGAAGCCTGATCCGGCGTGCCGTAGATCTGCATGTTGCAGTAGCCGCTGGCCGCCGAACCCCACAGGCGCAGATAGCCTTGCGTGTTGTCGAGAACTACGTCCGTCCATTGCCCGCCGCCGGCCGTGTCGCCGCCCTTGAGTACCACCTGTCCGCCGAGGTCCTGTGTCGCGCTCTTCGGAATCACCAGCGATGAGGGAACAGTCCACCCATGCGCATCGGTGAGAATGTTCTCCCAAACACGGGCTCCGGAGTCCACTCTGATCGACACCTTGAGGCGGCTGTCAGCGTGCGTTAACAGAGCAACGGTTGCTGGAAATTGGTCAGCTTCATCGTCCGTGTAGCGCTCCGCTCCGATGGCCAGGAAAGTCTGCACCGCTGCCGTGGTGCTCGACGAACTTGGGTGTTTCTGGAATTCTCCACCGTTGGTTCCGTGAAGCGTGTTGCCGTAGACGAGGTTTGCATCGGCAGCTTCGAATGGAGCGGTCTGATGCTCCACGATGCAGCACGATGAGCCGCTATACGTGATGTCGTTGTCAGAGATGACGTTGTCTGTTGCTACGGCAGGGCCGCCACCCGCAGCCTCGCAATTGACCGGCACGAGGTCGATTGGAGGAATGGAAGCGTCTGCCGGATGCACTATACGGTTGCTTCGTACCGTGCAGCGCTGCGCCTGTGGGAGAACAACGGCACCCCACCAGAAATTCTCCAAGTGGTTGTTGCTGATTACGATGTCGTAGCCAGCGGCGGCGTCGAATGTAGCCCCTGTCTGAATGCCCTTCAGCCCGTACGACGACGAAGCCACGCCAATGAAGGAGTTGCCGCTGACAACGCCCTTTCGTAGGCCGTCCAAATCCGACCCCTGCCCTGCGATTTCATGGAAGGAGTTGCCGGTGTAGACGAGATTTTCGCACCAGCCGGCCGTGTCCAGGCAAACAGAAAACGCGCCTCCGAGAACCTTCGGTACTGGATCGTCGGAGTCGTTGTAATGCACATATCCGACGTGGTGCCCGGTATTGCCCGTGTTTGTGCCACCGCGCACATTCCCGAACCCCACACAATGGAACCCGACGTACGAGAACCGGCAGTTGCGGACCGTGATGTTCTCGTGGTGTGCAGCGAATCCGTAACTGTGGCCCCAGCAGCACGCTCCGTTGAGCCGGTCGAACGTGCAATCCACCACACTCAGGCCCTTCACTGAGTACGGAGCAGACTCCCGGCAGTCCCCCTGATAGTGAATTCCTCCAACCCAGGACCCGTAATTGAGATCGTCGTCCGAAATTCCAAACACGAAGGGGCGGCACTGCTCGATGCGGCAGGACTCGATGAGCACGTCTTCCACGTCAGCCGTGCGCGCATCGATCAGCACCGCATAACCTCCGGTGTGCCGGATGGTGACGTTCTGAATGCGCACCCGTTGGGCGCCGGAGTGAATCCAAATCGACGTGTTCTTCGTCAGATCCGCGTGCATCGGATCGTCGCCGCCGTTCTCTCCCGTCATCGTTCCGTAACGGCGGCCGGTGGTGTCGACGACCATTCCTTCAGTGGCCAGATCTCGAATTGTGATGCCAGCACCGGAGATGTCAAGCAGCCCCTTGCTGGTCGCCAGATCCGCGCCCCGCTTCAGAATGGTGGCTGGACCGTCGCCGTACAGCGTGATGTTGTCGACGCCGGCCGCGATCTCAACCGCTGAGTTCAGCGTGTAGGTCCCGGCCGGAACGTGAACAGCGCACCCATCCACGCTATCGGCCGCGGCGATGGCATTCTGAAACGCCGTCGACGAGTTCGCGGTTCCCGATGCGTCCGCGCCGAAGTCCAGGACAGAGATGACCTCGCCCAGCTTCTCGCCCACCGTGCGCGGCACGCTGTACGGGAACTTAGGCATGCTCCACCTGCACGATGTCGGAGTAGGACACGCTGGTGCTCACCACCTGCGCGGCTACCTGAGGAATCTCGCCGCGTTTCAGGTACCGGCTGTCCGCGTACGCCAAGCTCAGCGCGTCTGTTCCGGTGCGCGGATTGCCCAACGACGTAACACGATGGCCACCCATCACCAGGTCCGCGTCGGTCGTTACGCTGGTTGGCTTCGAGAACTCCTCGGCTACCCGGCGCAAGCGATCGTTCAACGACAAAACGAGTTCATCCAGCGACGAGATCCTCGGCAGTTCCAGGTTCAGCCGGCTCATTTAGCGTCTACCGGTATATCGACCCAAGCAAACAGATCTGGTGTCTCGGACAGCGGAATCTTGGCGGCGTTCCACTCGTCAGGCGTCTCAGGTATGGGAAGTTTCGCGGCAGTGAAGTCTGATGGCGTTTCAGGAATAGGCAACTTCGTTTCAGAAAATGCCTCAGGCGTCTCGGGAACCGGCAGGCGCGCCGTCGTGAAATCGTCCAGGGTCGGCGTGATCGGGAGTTTCGCTTCGGTGAACTGCTCGGGTGTATCGATCACCGGTATGCGCGCTGCTGTGAAATCCTCCGGCGTTTCCGCTACCGGCAGCTTGGCTACCGCGAATTCCTGCGGGGTCTCAGGAACTGGGAGGCTCGCGCTGCTCCATTCGTTCGGCGTATCCGTCACGGGGATCTGCGCCGTCGTGAACTCATTGGGGGTTTCAGGCACGGGTAGCTTAGCCACGGTGAAGTCGTCGGGGGTCGTTTCGACCGGCGCGGAGAACCACCCCCACCCGGACGGCTCCGCGCCTAGCGTCCCAATCTCCTTCGCAAGAACACGAGCGCCGTATAGGCGCACAACTCCAGTTGCGGACAGAGACAGCTTGATCAGCTTCCCGAGACACTTCCCAGGCAGACGAATACTCACCGGACCCCTGCCGGCCGTCTCCGCTACATCCACGCTGTGGCGTTCCGCCATGGAGTTGCCCGGCAACTCAGTGAGCACAGAAAGCGTCGCTACGGCGCTATGTGCCACGTCGATGTCGAGTTCGACCTCGCGGTACAACTTGACCGTCTGGAAGCCCACACTAGACCCCGAAGCCCATCTCCGTCGTTTCCCAGAACTCGCCGTTGGCGCCGTCGAAGTAGACGCCAATCGGCCGCAGCCGCACGACGCCACCGTACAGGCGCACGACGCCGGTGGATGTTATCTTGAATCGGATCAACGTGCCCTCCGGCAGCACTCCATCCGTGTCGAGCCCGTGCGACTTCGTTACACGAGTGCTGGTTGACGGTAGCGAAATCGACTTCCGCTGTGCCATCGCCGCGCCTGGCATGTCCGTGTAAACCAGCAACGTCGCGCCGCTGACGGCGTCGTAATCAATCGTCACGTCCTTGAACTGTTTGACTCGTTCAAACCCCATAGTTCACCTCTGCGCTCTTCCATGTTTCTCCCTGAGCACCGTCGATGTACTCAGCAATTGGCCGTACTCGAACACGAATTCCGTGCAACCTGAATGTGGAACTGCTCACCATAACCAGCCGGAACCGGCGGCCCTCGACGACGCCACCGCCAGTAATCCCGGCTCCAACAACGGAGCGTGATGCGGCCGCGGCGAATTCCCCTGTGTCTCGCTGCGCGAAAGTAGGCCCTGGAAGATCCGAAAGCAGGTACCAGACCACCGCGCCGACCGCCTCGTAGTCGATCTCAATACGGTCGATCTGCTTCGCGCGCTGGTCCCCGAGGTCGATAACGCCGGTGTCGAATGTTTTTCCCTCGCGGGCGTCAACGTAGAAATGCAAGTAGCAGGCGAACACCACGGCCTCGTGCGTCGAGTAACCCTCGATGCGTACTGCCGCGTTGTACGCTCTGTACCCCAGCCCGTTGGGTCCCAGACTGAACGTCGCGCGAGCGCGCGTAGCCGAGAGGAGACTCCCAACCGGAACTTCGACGCTGTTGTTGAAAACCATCGTCACCGTAAGTGCGTCTTCGCTGTAGTAATCGATCACCAAGTAGAAGTATACCTTTTCGGTGTCCGGCATTTCCTGATCGAGGTACGCCGATTGCCACAGCAAATACATCGCCTGGCCGTCATCAGAATGCCCGTACTCAAGTTCGAGGACCTGCGCGCCGAACGACTCCGAGTAGATGGCTCCCATCAGCGGATTGCGTTGGCCCTCGTAATACAGCGCCGCGAAGCCACCACCGCACCCCACGGTGGTGCTGTTCATGCGGTGCATCGCCCATGTCTTGCTGGAGATGTCGTACACCAGCGTTACGGTTGGCGTGGTCCCCTGCAGGTCTTCGCAATACGAGAAGAAGAGTTGCCCGAATGCGTACTCCAAAACCGAGTTCTGGATGTAATCCGCATAGATGGGGACCGCGTACGTCGTCCCATACAACAGGCAGTAGTCGCCTTTGAAGATGGGGTCGATTTTCCCACTGATTTTCTGCGAGCTATCCCCGTTAAAGCTGTAGATGCCGTCCGTCGCTACGAAATAGTCAATGTCTCCAGCGTCCGCGATCGCGCTGGCGCCAACGGCCGAGCGGCTGCCGTCGACCAGTTCCGGCTCAGCGGAATCGGGATCGCCAAACAGCCTCCATATTCCGCGAGCCTTATACATCACCAGCAGCCGCCGGTGATTAGTGCAGTTCAGAATCTCTTCGGAGGCCTCCCCGGCCTCATTCCAGTTCCCGACCTCATCGTCGGAGCCTGGCCAGAACCACGGCTGCGCGACGTTAGTCCACCAGAAGCGCGCCGGATGCGCTGCGGAACTGAACGAGATCAGGCGGCCGAAGTAGGGTCCAACCATCCCGCGCGCGGCCGGCGGAGCGTCGTGATCGATTGGCATTTCGATGTTGTTCGCCTGCGCGGTGTCGTTATCTCCTATGTCGGTCCACGTCGCCGTCGTCGCGCGATCATTCACTGTGCCGACGCGCAATGCTTTGGAGAGACCGCTCCCGATCCGGTAGAGGTGACGTTTCGTACAAAGGGTGTCGTCACACGCCACCAGAGTGACCGTCGCGGCTCGCTTCGAGATCGTGATGGCCGTACTTACGGGAGACGGGTTCGACTCGTGCCCGTCCGCTGTGTCGTTGGTTTGGTAGTAGTAGACCTCCCCGTCGAGGTTCCCGCTCACGCCGCCAACGAAGAAGGCATAGTCGAACTGGTTGGTGACCGTGTAGCTGACCCGAATCTGTACGCGGATCGCCTTGGCGGTGGACCAGTCCTTCGCCGCCGTGTCGCCGGTTCGCACGAAGCCAGGCGCCGTCGAGAACTGGTTCGTCAACTCGATGTAGTTCTCGTCGGTTGGAAGAATCTGGGGAATCTTGCGAAACGCTTTCAGTTGGATCCACGACCACATGGCCATGCCGTTCCACTGCGCCGTACCGTCAGAACGCTTCCAAGACACCTGGTAGTAGTCGACCGCGAACGTCCCGTCGTTCACGTCGACCGCTACAGTGATTTCCTCGATGGCGGCCGGATTGTCGGTCCAGAACCAGATGCGGAACTCGTCGGCGTCCTTCTGGGTCGCGTCTACACCCAAATCCTTGACGGTTGCAAAGGTTTGCTCGACGTACCACGTTCCTGTATGCGTGCAGGCAAGGCGGAGCGCCCCTGTTCCCTCGATCTTGTTTGTGTCGGCAAAATCGGTGTGCGCGTCGTAGTCCCCGAATGGATCTCTGACGTTCCACGTTTCCGTAGAATCAAACGACACGATGGACTTCGTGGCTTGCGCGCCGACGACAGCGGACGGAGCGGTAGCCGGAGCCGAAAGCAGCCAGTTGCTCCAGGAAGATCCGTTATCCTTCCCCTGCTTGGACCGGTTCATCACCCAGGTGTAGCCCTGATACGACGCCATCCCGAGCGCGGATCCATCAAACCCTGACGCGATCGAGGAACCGAACGAGCCACCGATGCCGCGGTAGAGCAGCGTCCCGACCCCTACATAGCGCCAGTTCGGGAAGCCGCGATAGAGGGTGTGCGGCACGCCACCGGATAGGCGTGATGTCCAATGCGTCGTACCCTTGCGGCTGCGCAGGCGGCCCGCTTGGTCTGCCCGCCAATTCTGGAACGCTACCGCGTCTCCTTCGTTGAGTTTGTCGCCCGGCGGAAGCAGGTTCAGGCCATTCGACAACACCCGGACGCTCTGTTTCTGGTAGGCCACTACCGCGCCCCTCCCCAAAGGTGAGTGAAGATCTGCTCGAACTGCGCCAGACGCTCCTCGCAGTGCGCCGCCACCTCCGGCATGCTCCCGTCACATTCGCGGGACCGCGCCGCCGCGATTACCGAGAACGTGATCACGTCCTCCATCGGGCCCGATCCATCGAGAGTGTCGGCCGCTTTCGTGACATCGGGCGGTAACTGCTGGTAGATCCACGCCAGTGTTCCGCCGGCAGTCGGCTTCTTCCATAGACGAACCTTCGCCGTGCCCTGGTAATCCTGCACGAACCGCGTAGGCGTGCCCGTGGATGCCTCCCAGGTATCCTCCAGGGCCTCCAGGTCCCGGACTGACGCCGGGCGCAGCGCTGAGCCGTTAATGTCGATCTGGAGCGTGCTCAGGTGTCGCGCTGGAGTCGCGTATTCCGCTGTGCCTGACACCATCGTGGCCGTCGTTCGGTCAACATAAACGCCGCAGGCGCGAGCGATGCGCTGCACTCCCTCGTCGGCATACTTGTAGAGGTCCGTCTCCGTCCAGAAAGCCAAGTCCGCCATCACGTCCGCGTTCAGGTCCGGCAGCAGGCGGTCGATCACGGCGCTAACGTCGATCTCATTCGCCATCAGACGCCTCCAGTAACTTGGCAACCTCGAACGGCTGCATGTCGTAGTCGGCAGACGCCCGGCGCGCCCGCACGTACTCGGCCTCCTTCGCCGCGGCTTGCATGAACTCCTTGAACAGCGGCAGAACCTTGATGAACTCCTGCCCGCCCTCCTGCAAACGCAGCCGGTACACGGCGTACTTGACCAATGCGTTGTGGCAAGCCTCTGGAATTTCCGGAGTGTTGGAACTCGATGTCATCCGCGCCGGCATGTGCGCGTAGGTCACGGTGAGGCTCGTTCCAATTGCGGCCGGACGCGGATACAACCCCAGGAAATCGAAGCCCTGAAACACGTACTTCTCCGGCGTTCCAGGTACGCTCTGCCAAGCTGGATTCAGCGCGCGCAAGTCAGAGAGCATGCAAGGTCGCACCCGAGCGCCAGTGCTCGCGATCTGCACGCGCAGGGGCACCAGGAAATCCGAAAACGTGTCCTGCAGGTGGTAAAACGACGTGGAGGCAGTGAGAGGCAGCGTCCCAGCCTTCTCCAGACACAACGTCAGCAGGCAGAAGAAGCGCTGCGCCTCATTGACTGCCGACAATACCTTCGCCGCGGTGTAGTACACCGGAGTCGCGCCTTCGCCTACCCTCTCCAGTACGCGGGATTGGATCTCGCCGTAGGTCATCGATCATTCCGCCCATCGCCGGACGCGATGCCGCGTGTAACGTTTGTCCATCTTTATGGGAACGGGCCCCGCCCGCCGCGCCGCGTCAATCACCATGTCCGCGACGAGTTTGGTGAACCGCGCCTCCCAGTACTGCTTTACGGCCAGGTCGTCCGACAACTCAGCGCGTACACCTGCAATCAGCGCCGCCGGCCGCATCCACGGGAGCAGGCTCGTGCTTGCCGCGCTCGGTGCGTCCTGGTCGGCTGTGTACTCGTAAGGGAGCGATTCAACGTTCGTGGGGATGGGATACAGTTCGACTTGAGACAGTGGCGGGTCGCTGCCTTGATCGGGATAGATCGCGTAGAACTGCGGACTCCCGTACTGGTCGCGCCGCGGCGCCATTTCCCGCAACTCTCCCAGGGACTTTTTGACAAGTTCATCCCCGAGCGAAAACGAAGACATCCCGTTCAGAATGCGAAGGTCACTCGGCAGCGTGTAGATCGACGCGTTGATCTGGTATGCCAGCGCGCTCGCCGTCTCGCCCTCGTAAGGACGGTCCAACGTGCCAGCCGTTTCGCTCGTTCGCGTGAACTCGTAGTACTCGCTCTCCGACGAGATACGGATCATCCGGCCCGACATCTCGGTCGTCCAAGTTGTCCCTGATCCGAGGATCGTGGTCGACCCGTTTGTGACGGTCACCGTGCCGGTGTTGTATTCTGCGACGGTCTGCAAGACGCTGCGAGACTCCAACCGCGCCCACGGGATTCGGTCCAGGATTTCCTTGTAGCGATCCTGGATGTACCCGTCCAGGATGTCGTGGTCTACACCTCCAACGATCTTGTTGAGCCGGTAACGAATCTCGCCATAGGTCATCGGAAAATGCTCCCGGACGATGCACCAGCAACGCGAAACACGGGGCTTGCGCCCTGAGTACTGGCCCTAAACACGTCTGCTACGCCTTGCTCGGAATCACGGAAGATCGCGTTCAGCGATTCCGGAGCCGCTCCTGTGGAGAACCCACGAGTGAACACCATCGCTGTGGATCCAAACTGCCCGAACCCAGCGGTTACGATGGTGCTGATCATTCAGGCCCCCTATCGCAGCGACAGCGTGATCGAGTACTTGATCCCGGTGGCCACGGTGCCCGCCACCACCAATTCGCTCGAAAAGCGATCCCCTACCGGGCCGTGCCGAACCGAGCCGGCCGCCAGCGTCTTGATGCCATTGCCTGATCCCGCTGTGACGGTGGCCAACGTGGCCGGATCATTCGCGGCAACGCCTGGCGTGGCCGTCGTTACGTTCTCCGGGCGGCATTGCGTGAAGACGCGCGCCGTGTAACGCTTGGCACCGGTGCTGAGGATCTGCGGGAAGTGGATCACGTCCCACCAACTCACGCCGTCTCCGGTCGTGACGTAGATGTCGTACGTCTCGTCGGAACTGTCGCGCTCGGCCGACTCGACATCCAGCGTCGCTATGATCTCGGTGAACTTCTCCTGCCCGCTCAGCGAGAGAATATCCCCGCTGGCGCTCGCGGCCTTCGTGACTGTGGGCTGAAGTTTGAATTTCATCGCTTTCTCCGCTGGAGGGACCCGTTGCGGCGGGCCCCTCAGCTATTGCATGAAGGCGCCCGCGCTAGTTGAGCACCAGGAAGTCGATTTTGATTGTTCCGTTCAGCGCCGCGGCGCCGTCGATGTTCTTCACGACGATTGCGACGGATCCGGCGGCGGGCGTGCACTTCACGACCTGGGGAACACCGGTGCTCGCTGTTCCCAGGTACGCGTTCGCGAACACAAGTGACGTGGCGGCGACCTTCGAGTTGGTAAGGGTCAGTGTGTAGGTTGCCCCTGCGGCCGTCGTGAGCGACTCGCTGGTTACCTTGCCGGACTGTTCGTTCAGCGTCGCCGCGCCGGACGTTGCCGTCGCAGTCCCGCCGGAAATGCCGAGTTCGCCGGTGATGTCGAGGTTCCCTTCGACGTTCAATTCACCGGCGACATCGACGTTATCGAATCTTGCGGGCTGGCTGTCCATAGGATGGTCTCCTCAAGAATCGGGAGGTAGCCGGTAGCTAGCCACCTCCCGATCGTCAGGTGCTACGCGTCGGCTCCCGGCGTTCCGACGACGCCGTAGAAATCACTCCAGCCGTGCGCGCATCGGTAGAACATCGCCGTCTTCACGCTCTGGCTGTCGAAGTCCACGTCGTGGACGGTGTACGGCTCCTTGCGCCAGTAGAAGCGCAACTCCGTGTCTTCGGGCGACGCGCACAGGAACCACGCGTCGGGATCAGTCAGGTAGTCCCAGACCATCCACTTGCTGAACGAGCCGTACGCTTCGTCGCGGTTGCGGAAAGCGTTCTCCGTGTTGTTCGCGGTGTCACTGCGCTTCGTGCCGCTGAGGATCTCGGACGCCTTCCACTCGTTGTCGGGATGCACAACCAGCTTGTCGACGGGCACGCGAATGCGCTTACCGCTCGAATCCTTCATCTTGCGGTACTGCGACAACGCCAACTGCAACGACGTGACCGACAGATCCGCGGCCACCGACAGAACGTTGGACTGAACGCCGCCGACCTTTACCAGCGGGTGCGACGCGCTGCACAGGCAGACGCCGTCCGGGCCCAAGTACGAGCCCGAGAACGCGTAGTTGAAGTGGCTGGCTGCGTCGATCTCAACGGTCTCTTTCGCGGAGCGCCCCAATTCGACGCCCATTTTCGCGATTAGGCCGAAGCGATCGTCCTCCACCAGGTCGCTGGAGGCTCGGAAGCCCAGGCCCAACCGGGAGTGTTTGTACGTCTTGTCGAACCCTTGAACGGGTTCATCGAAACGCACGCTGCCGGCTTCGGAGAGTTGCGTGAACAGGCCGAGCCCGCTCAACTGAGTCGTTTGCTCGATGGGCTTGGTCGATCTTTTCACGTTGAAGATCTTGGTGAATTGCGGCGGGAGCCGATTGTAGCGGTTCCAGATGACCGTCTCCAGCGCCGGGAGCATGTCCTCCAGGAAGAGGTCAGTGAACTGAGTTCGCAGCATCATGGTTGGTTTTCTCCTCTGTCCTTAAGGGCTAGACGCCCACCGCCACGGAGTTCATCCGGTGCTTGTTGAACACGATCTCGACGCGCACGTAGTCGCCGTAATCGTTGTCGGGAACGTTCAGCTTATGGAGCAGGTGAACGTCCAACGATGCCGTCACCGCTTCGGTGGCCGAGTTGATCTCGTGTCCGCTCTGAAGGGTTGTCGTGCTGCCGGCGCCCAGGATCAGATTCGCGTTGAGGCCCATGTCGGCCAGCGCGAGAGACCCATCGGCCTGCGCCTCGAACAGCGCGTCAGGAGAGACAATAACTTGGTGCTTGGTTGCGGTGCTGGCGGCACCGTAGTTGAGGGAAACGCCGCTGTACAGCGTCGTGCCGGGGGTTGCGGACGCCTCGATCGAGTTATCCGCCGCGCGGTTGACGGCGTCGTTCATGAAGATCGCCGTTCCGTAACCGACTGCTTTGTCGAACTCCTCGATTAAGGGGAGCCCGCCGGACAACGTTCGCATGAGCGAACGCAGCCCGTGGGGATTGTCGACATTCGACATTGGGTCTTAACTCCTAGAATTGGGATTGGCATTACTGCCCCCTTTCGGAGTGAAGACCAATGACGCCGCTTTCGGGGCCGCGAACGTCGTGGAGCACCTCACCAGGACGCAATCCTGCGTCACCTAACAGGCGCTCCTGCTTCACCTGGAACTCTTCGTGAATCTCACGCGCATCGTCGGCCGCCTTCTGCTGGTAGGCCGCGTTGCGCCGTCTGGCGCGCTCCCTGGGCATCTGCCCCAACATGAGCGTGCCGAGCTTTACCGGATCTCCGCGCTGGTCCTTCACGACTTCGAAGCCGCGCATGCCGTCTTTGTCGCACTTGCCCGGATCCAAAAACTTCGGGCTCATGTCCGGCGGCACGTAACGCTGCGCCAACTCCTTCATCGGGTCCTGCGCTTCCCACGGTTCGAGGTCGGACGGGGCGTTGATGATCTTGTCGAGCGGGTCACTGATGACACTGGCTCGACGTTCGACCTTGCCCTCGTTTAACTCGGCGATACCTTCGTCCGTTTGCCGGTACAGAATTCGGCCTTGAATTTCCACAGGCAGATCGCGCACCAGTACGCCGCCTACGTGGCAATCCAGAATCTTGTTTTCCGGGAACGTCCCGGCCGGCGCGATGAAGGGCTTCGATTCTCCGACACCATGCGACATCGGGGCCTTCTCGCCAGGCTGTTTCTTCGGCCAACGCGGCATTAGCGGCGCCCTCCGGCAGTACGACGGCTCACGTTGATGCCCGCGCGCGCCGTTCTCATGTAGTCTTCGTCCGAGACACCCATCGCCGCAGCGATTGCCTTCTGACGCGGCGTCATGCGGTCGTCGTCTTGATCGTCGCTGAACGAATCGCCGCTGCGGCGCCCGCGATCTCCCTGCGCCCGGATGCGCGCGTCGCGGTCGTCGGCATTTTCCCGGCGTCCACTTTCGAGCGCTTCGATCCTCAGCAGCAATTTCGCCTCCCTGGCCGCGCGCAGTAGCGATTCTCCGTCCTTGGCTGCGTCGGGGTTGCGCTCCACCATCGCGCGGAAGATCTCTCCGGCCTTCTGAAACAGCGGCGAACTCTGGTCGCGCAACTCCGGGTACTCCTGCATCAGTTCAGCGTCTCGCGAGATCGCCACGCGCTCGGTGCTCACAACATCCTTCGCGATCTGCTTCGCGATCTTCGCGGCTTCGGTGCGGACCAGTTCGCGGGCCTCTTTGCGCGTGATCACGCCGCGCTTTTCGAGCGCCTTGATCCCGGCGGTGGACAGTTCTTCGACCAATCGCTCGGGCGAGTCGTCCTTGATTTCCAACTCGCGCTCTTCCGGCTCGCGCTCTTCCGGCTCCTGCTTCTTTCCCGAAGATGTTGCCTGCTGGTACCAATGCCGCTCGGACGCGCTCACTTCCGAGAGCAGTTTTTCGCGCTGCTTCAGTTGCTCACGAAGCTCGCGAATCTCCGCATGCACGTCCTTACCACCGTCGCCTTTTCCGGCATCGCCCTTGCCGTCGTTGGCGCTGGCGTTGGTCGCCGCACGGTCACCGGCGTTGTCCAGAACTTCCTTATCCGCTACGTTTGCGAATCCGCCCATCCAGTTACTTCGCCCCCTTCAGCTTCTGTTGCCATCCGAACTGGGTGTCTCCGAAGAGATCAACACGTTTTCGGACGTAGGCATCGCTGCACGACTTACATAGAACCTGATACAGGCCGTCTTTCGGTACCACGCACATCCGTATATCGACGCCGGGCGTCAAATCTGATAACTGGGCGAAGGTGAGGCCACACTCTTGGCAGCCGGGCGGCGGTTGGCCCTGGAATGCCCTGAGCGCGTGCTGGTGCCACTCGTAGCAGTGGAAACACATCACGGCGCCGCCGGTTCCAATGGGGATGATCTCGTGCGGCGAGCGATTGCGAGAGCAGTAGTGGCAGCGGATCTTCAGGACCGGGAGCGCGGTGGCCATGCCTAGTCCTTTGGAAAGCGCCATTTCTTTCCGAAGTCCTTGAGCAGGATGCGGGAAACAGCCGAATGGATGGTCATTCCAGCTAGTGGAAACACCTGCACATCCATATATTCGGAAGTAACGCGCAGCACTAAACCGCGGAACTTGTCCCCGGAGTTTTCAAAAATCACCTCAACGATCGAGCCCAACATAGGCCTTGCATCGGGTAGTTTCCCTTCTTCAGCCGGAATTCGGTTGGGGAGGTCAAAGCACGCCAGCACTTCGCTCAATGACATGCTTGGGACATGTTCCAGTTCACCGCCGCCGGGAAGAATTCGGTGGGAGACACGAAATTGGTAGGAGTCGCTGTTGTAGTTGTATCCACCAAAACTCGACAACCGCGCGGAGGCCGGAAGTCCAAGTGCTTGGGCCATCTGCTCGCGCGGAATAGTCAAAAGTACAGTTTTACGTTCGCTCATGCTTCTCCTTCTCCTTGAACTCGGCCTTCAGGATCTCGGGCACCCTGAGGCACGTCTCGATTGCCTGTATCCAGCCGCGCAACTCAGCCGTACGCTCCGGCCCGCTCGGCTGCACCAACTCGCGCAACTTCTGGTCGCGCATCTCGCTCATCCGCTGGCTGATGAACGCGTAGCCGCGCGACTGCATCACCTGTACGAGGTGCTCACTGTCGATCGCGTCTTCGACTTGGGCGAGCTTCACTGCTGCATTCCTCCGGCAGGCGCGGGACCGGCGGTCGGAGCAACTCCACCACCCGCCCCTGGCCCACCAGGTGCGCCCTGCTGCGGCTGGTACAACTGCTGAAGCGTGTCCTGAAGCCCAAACAGGCTCAGGGGCACGCCGGGCCGCTGCATCGTAAGCCCGCCGGTCTGTTCGTTGTTACCGGCGAGACTCTGCGCCAGCGACTGAACCATCGACTGCATCAGCGCCTTCTGCCGCTCCTGCTGCTGGTGATCGCGGATGTGCCCGATCAGCCCCTCAATAGCCTGCTGGTCAGGCTCGGACGCCTTCTGTTCCTCCTTCAATCGCCGCAGGTGGTCGAGCATGTGCAGCTTGTCGTTGTCGCCGGGGTTGACGTTCACCTCTTCGCCCTGTAGGATCAGCGTCCATTCCTCGCGCGGGTTCTTCGGCATGCCAAGATCCGGCGGCTCGGGCACCAGGTCGGAGAAGTTGGCGTCCCCCATCGCCGAGTGCACCTTGTTCGTGATCATCCACAGCGCCCGCGGATTCGTCGCGATCAGCGGATTCGCGAGGTCGAGTTGATAAAGCGCAAGCTGGCGCTCCTTCTCGGCCTCCTTCGAATACACGCTCGTCGCGAACTTGACGCTGAAATCGTATCGGCCGCCTCGCTCTTGCGATGTCATGCGCGCGCCGCCCTGACTCGTCTCGAACAGGCCTCCGGCCTCCTCCTCAGTCACGCGGAAGAATTCGCTGTCGTCGCAGAACTCGGCGTCAAGCTGCCAGACGCGGCTCAGGATCACGCCGAAGTCCTCGCGCAGCACTTCCACATCCAGCGACGCGCGGATGTTGCCCTCTTCGAGAAGCGCGATCTGCCCGCGCGCGGTGCGCGGCGCGTTCGGCCTGTCGATCGCGCGTCCCATGTTCTGGTCGCTCTGCCCCGTGATGCGCTCAACAATGGCCATGCAAGACTGCTCCCTGAGCGTCGTGTAGGTTGGGTCGAACGCAATCTTCATCTGGTTCACGCCGGACGGGTCTTCCGTGGGGTAGGAGAAACCCGGCCGATACCTGATCGGTTGGCTGCCGTCGAGGCCAGATCCCGGCTTATGGAACATAACGGGCCCCACCGTGTACTCGCCGGCGTCGTCGAACAGCCGGTGATTCGCGGTCATGTCGTCCTCGATGTACTCGAGCAGTTCGCCGAAGCCCATACCCCAGTACGAGCCGTCTTTGATAAGCGACGCCTCAACGAACGGCCGGCGGTGCCGCATCTTGGGATAGAGCACCGCCAGATCCTGAACGGACACGATCTTCTTCAGGCCGGGAAGATACCGAACTACCACTTCCGTGCGGTTGAACCCCTCGTCGTACAGGTAGCCGTACCACTCCCAGACCTCGAGTTTTCCACGCCCGCTGAGCGCGCCCTCGTAGATCACTCCCTCAGCCAGATCCTTCTCGCGCTTGATTTCCTGGTCCTGGTCGCGTTGCTGCTTGCTTTCCGCCCACGAGCGGATTCTGTCGATGTCGGCCGAGATGCCGGTGTACCGCCCCTCTCTTTCACCCTGCAATAGGTCGTACGGTGTAGCGCGGAAGCGCCGAATCACCCACGAAAAGTCGTGGATCGTGTCGGTGTCCTCGGATGGCGTAATGAGATCGTCTGGCCAAATCGGCCAGAAAGCCGACCCCTTGAACCAGACCTTCGTTTCTCCGTTCACGTCGTAGGTGTCAACGTGCCAAGGCATGTACGCGAACGACCGTCCGAACAGAATTTTCCGAAACAGGAACACCACCGTGTTGTTGAGCGCACGCATGGATTTGAAGAACCGCCACGTCATCCAGCGCGCGACCTTGTGCACCAGGCGCTGGTCGCTCGGGCCCACGGGCTCGGCAACTACTTCGGCGTCATCACCCAGTAGCGATTGCACCTCGCGAGCGAGCTTCGTCAGAACCGACCACTGAATCAACGGCACCGTGAAGTTCGACTTGTCCTCGTCGTCTTTGGACGGCGGGTCCACGCGATTGCGCCAGCGCTGGTAGTAGCGGCGCCATCGCTCCATTCGCTTGCGATGGTCCGTGATCGCCGAAGAGTAATCCTCCTCGATCTGGTTCGCCAGCTTCAGTAACTGCTCCTCTGTGAGTGTTCTCTGCGTCGTCATGTCACCGCCTCAAAGTCACGTAGTCGTCATCTTCGACACGCCGCACGGGCGCGCCGCGGTATCGCACTGGCTCAGTTCTCGCCGCCGTCTGGTTGGTACCCAGAACCCGCTCTTTCGGCGCTGTGCGCAGGCCCATCACGGCCAAGCCAAGCGCCATCACTGTGTCGTCGTGACACCCTTCTTGCGCTTCCGTCGCGCCGCTGGCCTTGATGATGAACGTGCGGCATTCCTGAATCGTCACCGGATCGTGAATGATGATCGACGCCTCACGGATTGCCACGTCCAACGCGCTCACCAGTTGCGGCTTGGTGACCGTCGTTGTCTTCCAGCCGATCTCTTGCAGCGTGATCGCGCGGCGATCATCCGGCGCCCGCCGGCGCTGATAGATCAGGTGCACCGGGTATTGCAGCCTCAGAAGCTCCTCAATCACTGCGATCCCGGTGTTGTTGGCCTCGGGCACGAGGTAGGCCCAGTTGTAGTACACGCCCAGCGTCGCGAGATAATCGGCGCTGGCGGCCGGCTCAAGCCGCTCCCGGACTTCGGCTACCTGCTCGCCCGTCTCACGATCAAGCACCTGCGCGACGAAATAGTCAGGGTTGCTGATGCCCAGGCCCTCGCCCGCCGCATCAATTCCTTCCGCGCTATCCGCGCCAATCACGTAGCGGTGCCCAGGAACAGGCTTACGCCAGATGCGAAGGGCGCCGCGCTCCTTCGGCCAGAACTGAATCTGTTGCTGCGTGCCTACCGTCGTGCGCTCAAGGTCGCCCACCAACGGATCGCGCACGACGGGCATGCGCCCCAGGCTGATCATGTCGAATCGCGGCCGACCCGACGTGATGAACGCTTCCTCGGGAGTCGCGGGATACTCCTGGTGGAACTTGTCGATGGAACCTTCGCACTTGTTGGAGATCGCCCAACGGCGCCAGTTGAGTTGCTCGAATGTGATGCCATCGCGCTCATGCAGCTTACGCTCCTCGTCGGCGAGCGACGCGAGAAATCTATCAGGGCTGACTTCTAGCGGGCGCACGTACTCGGGATGCTCCCACCAAGCGAAGAAGAGTGGCACCCAGTCACAGTCGGATGACGGGTCCGTGGCCATCTGCCAGTAATCCCAAAACGGCCCGCCAACGCCGTTCGCTGTGCTCTCGATCACTATCATGGTTCCCGGATCGTCAGGAACGCATTGCAGAAGCCCCGTCATCATCGTCGAGGCGTCCCCATAGAACGCGAACTCGCTGAGATGCAGGTAACGCAGGCTGAACGAGCGGCCGATTTGCACGTTCTTGGCTGTGGCTGTTTTGATGAAGCCGCCGCCGGCGAACTCTATCAACTCGTCCTGGTGCCGACGCACAACCCGCAGGATCTTAGGCCCATCTTCCCCAGGTTGGTAACTGCGCTCGAACTGGTCGTAATATCCCCAGATTTGCTTGGCTGACTGGTATGTATCGCCAACAACGAACGCGCGCTGGCCGGAGAAGAACGCAACGTCGCGGAAGAATTCTGCGGCCACGCCCACACTCATGTGCACTTGGCGCGCCTTTAGATCAACAAGCCGCACTGGTTTTCCGGCGGCCTGCTGCCTGCGCACGGCCGCGTGCAGTTTGACCTGAGCGGGAGTCAGGCGAAGCGGGACCACGGACCCGCGCTTGTCGCGAATCTTCAGGCATTCAGCACAGAATCGCTCGTGGTCGCTGTGGAACAACACACGCCTCTCTATGCGGCTGGCCTCTTGGACGGACGCCACACCCGTATATCGACTCTCAGGGAGTTGGTGGAAATCCCGCGCCACCTGGCGAAGCGGCGCATCTTCGCTACTGCGCGCCTCTTGATCTGGCAAACGCGACCCTCTGAAACGCCCAACATGGCGCCTATCTCGCCGTTGCGCAGGCCCTCGCAAACCGATAGCCTCAGCACGCGTTGCTCGCGCGGCGAGCAGAATTCGATGAGTTCCGTGATCATTTGCGCGACTTCTGCGCGCACCAGGCGCTGTTCAGGATTCGCGAGAGGATCGACGTACCAGGTAGGTAGCGGCTCGCAAGATTCATCTTTGAAGGCGCGCCGCCTGTACGCGTCGACCATGCGGCCATGGATGTAGCGCCACGCGAACGCGGGGAACGGCACGCCGACTGACTGATCGTAGGCCGCAGCGGCTTCTATAAGCCCGATATGCCCCTGCCCTTCCAGATCGTCCGTCTCAACGTTTGGGGTGTACAACTTCCGTTTGAGCGACTTTGCGGCCGTGCTCACCAGATCCAGGTGAGCGAGCACCAACTCGTCACGACTGAGGGGCGCTGGTGACGATTCTGCGGTATTCGACAAGCATTTCCTCGATGGTAAGGTCGCCACGGTCCTCGCCTCCTTCCGGTTTGTCGGTCCACTGGCCCAACTCGATGGCCGCGTGCCGCTCGTGCTCGCGCATCTCCTTCAATAGGCCGACATCGACGCGATACTCCGGCACCAAGCCGTGATGTTTTGTGGATTTAAGCGTTTTGCAGAGCAGGCCGGTCTTGCCGCCTGGGATCTTCTGCATTTCGGGATCGGCCGCGCGCTCCTCGATGACTCGCTTCATGCGAATCCAGCGGTCGTGCAGCGCCGACACGCGCTGAGTGCGCTCGCCGATGCCAGCCTGGATCTCCTTGTCGACGCGCGCGCGCTGATAGTCGCGCACCATCGCTACAAACTCAGGCCGCCTCTTCCACTTCGCGAGGGTTACTCGGTGGACACCGATCTTCGCCGCCGCTTCCTCTTCGGTGAGGCTTCCTTGGGCAACGAGCAGGGCCGCATCCTGCATGCGCGCGAGCTTGTTGCGACTCGTAGCGAGTTTTGTAGCTGATCTCGACGAGCGATTCAAGACAAGTCTTTACCTAACTTGCGGGGATTCGTCAAACGTTTTTCGAGGAAAATGTTTGGAACTTGACAGGAATGGTTGCAGTGAGGTAAAAGCGAAGCGAGTACACCGCCGGCGGTGGCACTACTGATTAGCCTTTGGGCTCCGCTCGCCTCGCTCGCGACGCTCCGACGCCTTACGGCTCACGTCGCTTCGCGTGGTTCCACAATAGCTCGACCGCGCTTGGCCTCGCATGTAAAGGCGTGCTTACGTTGTTCAAGGGATCTCGCTCCAGACCGTAAACATAAAACCGACGAACATGAGCGCCAGCGCAAACTGAAGGCCACCTAGAACCACAACCCCTACACCCAGGACAGCAAATTTTTCCCAGAAGCTCTGCGGTTTAACCGTAAAATAGATGAACAGCCACAGCCAAGTAGGAATGGACGCGACGGCGAACGCGACAACTGTCAATCTCCACTTTCTGAAGCACTCGATCTTCCTGTTCAAGGTCTGTCCTTTCGGTCGGAATCTGGCGTTTCTCGGGTAAAGCGTCGGCGTCTCGTACCCCAAAAGATCCATGCAGCGAGCGGAAGCTCTGTAATGTGGAAGATTATCGGACGCATTTAGCAGTTTATACCGCGATCCCTGGGCAAGACAACGCCCACCTATGGCCGCCGGCGCTCCTCGGCGGCATCCCGGCACGTCTCGCAGGCGGAACTCAACCCTCGTACGGCGTATACCAAGTCCGTTGGGCGCAGACGGTGCCCGCACTTCGGGCAGTAAGTACGTGGCCGCTTCATGATCCACTTCTTCCCGCTCGCGTTGAACGGGTGCGTGTGGATGGGTGTGGGACGGGACTTCACCTCGCACCCCCTTCCGGCCCGTCGCCCTCCGGCGCGCGCTCGAATGCAGGCACGCGCGCAAAGTGTGTGATCACCTCTGGAACCTCACTTCAAGCGCCTGATTCACAACGTTCTGGATGTTCATGGCCATCATGTGAGCCTGACCCTGGAGAACGGAAACGAAGAACGCCGCGATAACAGAAGTAGCGTTTTTGGAAATCTGCTCCTGAACCTGGCGAGTCAAATCTGGTCCATTCTCTTTCAGCCAGGTCTTCAGGTATTCGCTGATTCTGTCCCGCAGGAGTTTGCCGGCTTCCTCCTCGAACCAGCTAGGATTCTCAACTTGGCCACCCCATCTATCCCTTTGGATGCGGGGCGTGAAAAACATGTCCGTCAAGGCTTTCTTCACCATTTCCGAAAGCACCTCGTCCGGCAGTAGTTCACCGATGTTCTGGCGTAGTCGTTCCTTTATCTGCTCCTCGAATGCCTGTTGCGGCGTCAGTTTGTTGGTGACGTTATCGTTCATAGGCTGGTCCTTTCCGCGAGTGACACTGATGGACAAGTGGACGGAAACCGGACCGTGACGGCCGGTACTATGTTGTTGGTGTTGAAACGAAAGGAAGATAGCGACGGCGTGAAAAGGTCTGCAAAACCTTTATCCGGCGGTTCGATTCCGCCCCGCGCCTCCAGCTTTCTTGGACTTTCCGCCGATTTCACGTCAGTTAGCCTTTCCCGTAGATTCCCCAAAATTGACCAATTTTGACGCCGTAGCCGGACGGAAACCGGACGGCGCGTATTTTTCCATCGCCGCGTCCATGTCCGCTTGACCAATGTGCACGTACCGCTGAATCGTGCGCAGGCTCGCGTGTCCGAGGATTCGCGCAAGCGTCGGCAGCGGACAGCCGAGCGCCGCCATGCGCGTCGCGAACGTGTGCCGCAGATCGTAGAGCACGAATTCGAGTCCGGCGTGAGCGCACACCAGATCGTGCGAGGCGTTGAGCTTCACGATGTGGCCACCGCAGCGGCCAGGAAAGACCCACTGACCCTTTCCAGCATCGGACGAGAAACGAGCCTCCAGGATCACGCGCGCGGCCGCGGTGAGCCTCAGGGTCCTTTTCGCCGCGGCCGTCTTGCCGCGTACCACCGTAGCGCTGCCTTTGACCCAATCAATCGCCGACCAGGCAAGCGATAGTGCCTCATCGTCCGGCCTCATGCCGGTTTCCAGCACCAGGAGCGCCAAGTCGCGCAGATCGGGAAAGGGCCCGTGGGTGTGCTCTACGCCGGTCTTGTCTTTCACCTTCCACACTTCCGTGCACGCTTGGAAGTAGCGCGCCTCTTCGTTGCTCGAAAGCACGTGCATCCGCACGGCACCAGCGTCGGAAGGTATCTCCACATCGCGGACGATGTTTCGAGCCGCCCAACCGTGCTTCATCGCGTATTGGAAGAGCCCGCTGAGCGCGTGTAGATCGTGCCGTAGAGTGATCTCTTTCACTCCGATCGAGCGGCGCGCCGCCTTGTAGTCCTCGATCGACCCGGCTGTGATTCCCGAAACCGGAACGCCGCCGAAATGCGCTTTCAGCGACGTGAGACTGACCTGTATCCGGCGCGCGCTTGCCGGGTGCTCACGGTACTCTCCGTCGCACCACGTCGCGTAGGACTTTGCCGCCTCACTGAACGGCCGGGGTTGCAGCTTTAGTTCTTGCGGCCGACCCGCCGATATCAGCCGCCGCGCTTCCGCTTCCACCCGCAGAGCTTTGTCCCGATTTCGTTCGGTGGCCGCCAAGCCTGTGTCGCCGGACCATTCGTGCCCAGCGATCTCGAACCGGTAATGCCAGTTCCCGCTTCTCGGTCGTATGCTCATGAGTTTGTTCTCTCTCTTCGAGCCACTCTATCACCGCATCGCTCCGGTAGCGTACCAAGCTGCCGACTTTGATGTGACGCGGCCCCTCGCTTCTCATGCGCCATTTTGCGAGCGCGCTCCGGCTGATTTTCAACTGCGCGGCAACTTCCTCAGGTGTTAGCAGCGTCACGCAGACACCGCCTTCTGCGCCAGCGCCACTCCGGCCGCACAGTCGCAACTCTCTTCTCGCAGATCTTCGAGGCTATCTCCAGCAAACACGACACCGGTATCGAGGCAGCGCGGGCACTTCGGCGGGTCTGGCGCCTCCGCTTGTGGAGCCGCCGGCCGCCGCGTCCACGGCGTGCGTTCAAGCCACCGCGCAAGATCGCCGATCTTCCGCCACTCGTGGTTGCGCACCAGATCGGCGCACTCGGACAGGTGCTCGTTGAGCGCTGCGAGCACAGCGTCCACGCACTCGTCGCAGTTCTTCACAACCCACGCTTTGGCAGCACGCTCGTGGTCCTGCTCGTTCACGGGAATGCCCGTGCTGGTGTACATGAACCACGCCGCATCGAAGCCCGACGTGTCGGGAAGGGAAGCGAGCGGCGCCACCGCCTCCGACTCCGCGCTCGCCTCCGAATTCGACTTCGCCTTCGCCTTCGCCTCCGACTCCGCCTCTGCGCACGGACGCGCGCGTGAGCAGCCGTCCGCGCGCCGAAGGTCCGCCGCTGGCTCGCCACTGGCGCGCCGTTGGCTAGCCTCTTGCTCGCTGTCGGCGCGCTGATGGCTGTCCGTTGGCGCGCCGTTGGCCAGCCGTTCGCGCGCCACCTGCGCGCCGTCAGGAGCCGGGAACTTTGATCGGCGCGTGCGCTGCCCGAAGTTTCCCAGTTCCAAATACGGCTTTCCGTCCACCTCGTACACCAGGACAAGTCCAACTGACTCGCATTCACCCATCCAACGCTTGATCTGCGCGTCTGTGACCTTCTCGGGGCGCAACGGCCAGCAGGCGGACCTGATGAGCGTAGGGTGTGCGAAATACCGGCCGTAGTCGTCGACGACAGACATCAGACGACGGTACAGGATCTCCGCTCCTTCTGAAAGCGCGTCAACGCGCTCGCTCGACAGTATCCCCTCTCGCAAGATCCTGTTCGGCATTACGCCGCCCTCCGCTCGTGGTGTTCCTTTCGCCGTCTGGGGTTGAGCATGCGGTCGCGCCAAGTCCCGCCGGGCCCGGAGACATAGCGCCAGTTTTTAGGTATTCTGTCTCCCGGAACGTCCTCCCAGCCGCGCAGGATCATCTCCGTGAGTTCCTCCATCCGCTCGCACCTACGCTCGTCCATTAGCGAACTCCCTCCGATACCAGTCGACAAACGTCTCGTAGTGATCAGCGATGATGTGCCGGCACCCATCCCGCAACGCCGCCAGGCGAAACGCGATCTGCGCCTTACGCACTTTCCCGCCGAGCCTTTTGCACTCGATGTAGAACCACCCCGCATCTGGATGCAACGCCGCGTAATCGGGGCATCCGGTGACCTCACGCCTGTCTCGACGCTGATTGAAGTTCTGCTCGGCGTGCAGAGGATGCACGCGCCATCCTTCTGCGCGCAGAAAGCCGAGTATCTGTTCAGAAACTTGAGCTTCAGACAACACGATGCGGCCGCGCTTGTCGAGTTTCACTTCGGGCCCTCCCCCAGGCGCTCCTTGCGCCTCTGCATCGCCTTTGCGTCGGCCTTGCGCTTGCGTTCTCGCCCAGGCCTGCCCGCGCGGCACTGCGGGCACATAACCGCGTTCCGAGCACCTTCAAACGGCTTGCCGCAGGAGCAGCACGAGTCGTGCGCCACCGTTGGATTGTGGAGCATCGTCGCGATTCCAAACGTCATGCCACCACCCAAACGGTCGCCTTCCTTCCTGACGCTGTCGCCCGGGTGCGGCCGGAATCGCACACCAGACCGCTTCTGACGAGGTCGACGCGCCGAGGGCGCGCGGTGTTGGGAGACAGCCCAAGCACGCGCTGTATCTCCTCGTCCGTAGCGCCGTAGCTCCCAACTCGCCGAAGATACGCGAGCACCTGTTCGCGCATCTGGCCCGCGTGCGGCTCGATGGCGCGGGCCGCATCGCGACTGGTCTCACGTCCCGGCGCGTAGGGCGCCGGAGAGGATTTGTGGCGGTACAGGTCAAGCTGGGTCATGGCAAGCACACGTGATGTGGAACTCCATCGCGGATCTCGTCGGCGGTACGCCACTCTGGAGCGAACGGATCTGACGGTATCACCATGTCGCTAAGGCTTTCAGCCACCCGCTTCAGATCGTCCGTGGTGCCTGAGAAAACCGTATCGCCAGACGGACCGATTACCTTACATTCGACAGTTTCACCTCCGTCGAATGGCTGATCGTCTTCGGATACATGCGGTTCTGCGACTACGGGAGCCGTAGTGGTGAACATCTCTGCTTGGCGCTTCTCAACCAGCAGCTTCCCAGGCGTGCCTCCGGTCGATACGATGAAGTTCAGCAGGTCGAACGGGGAGCCGCTGTGCATAACGCGGAACTTCACAAACGCCTTAGGCTTTTTCTTCTCTCCTCCTCCGGACACCACCAACTTGAATGACTCGACTCTCTCCGAATCGAGAATCAATGGCGAGTAGACTCCGGCAACGTCCATCCGTACTCGAACGTTCGCAAGCTCCGCGTCCAGATCGATTGCCTTGAATCCGTCCCGTACGTTCAACTCACCGTAGAATGCGAACTGTAACGAAAGCGCCGCCGCGGCTTGTCTGCTCAGAGCCGCAGTAACGTGGATCTTGCTAATAAATACGCCGCTGACGAACGCGATGTCGACGCCTTCGAACACGGCGGAGTCAAACTGTAGTCTGTTCATGATTCTCCAAAGTCAGCCGGCCACCTCAGTGAACTCAACTAGCGGCACAGTACCCGAAAGGATTGCATTGCCGCAGGTGATTCGGCCCAGATCCTCTTCCTCTGACGCGATGAACGTCAGTACCTCGTAGCCAACGGCTTTCAGGGCCTCCTCCAGGTGGAAATACGGTTGGAAGTCTGTGTAGTCTCCAGGGGGCTCGATACCGTTCTTCAGGGCGATGGCCGTCTTGTGCATCGGCGTGAGTTTCACGATGTAGATGTCCGGGTCGAACCAGCGCAACAAGACTTCAGGGTTGATCTGGTATTGCGCCACGGCGAAGTTGAGCGTTATCTTTCGTCCCTTTGGACGAAGACCACCCATGATTTCCGAGATGGATTCCAGCGAGAGCGCATTGTCCCTGAATATATCAAGGCGTTCGTTTTCGTCGGTGGAGTTGATCGACAGTTGCAATCCGGCGTTCCCGTCGAATAGCAGGTTCTTCACCTGCATCCACTGAACCAGGAAGCTGCGAAGGTTCCTGTTGCGGCACGGCATCATCGTGGACACGACAGGGTGTACGTGAAATTCGTCGCACCACGGCCAGAGGCGCATCGCACACTCGATAACATTCTGATTCCACGTAGGTTCACCCATACGGGCAAAGTGGACGTTCAATCGCTCCGTGCTGGTGATTTCAGGATGTAGCGACAGGGCGGCTTCAATCTGTCCCATGAGATCGCCAAGCGTTGCGTTACGCCCCGGCCCAACTTTATGCACGTCGCAAAACTGGCATCCCATTGAACAGCCGTACTGCGTCGAGACTGTTACCACCCATTTTTCAGTGAGGGGGAGTAGTGGTTGATGGCAAACCTTCTTGTGCTGGTTAAGGTTTACATCCTTCCCGTAGTCTCCGAGAGAAAGAAACTCTAGCAGACCCCTCTCTCCTTTACCGATGCAGATGTTGCCGGTTGGAACCTTGAGGTTTCTGACTATCCTCATAGTTACCCGGCCACCTCGGACTTCACTTCAGCGATCGCGCCCGGCATGCCGCGCCACCATTCGACGGCCGCCCTGGATGCGACACGCAGAGCGCAGATGAGAGCCGCGTCGATCACGATGAAGAGCCTGGCGGCCCAATGAAACACGCTACGTCCCGTTGAAAAATACACGCTTCCGGACACGATGAAGATGAGAGCGAACGCTACCGTGTAGATCATCAATTCACCCACGCGCGGCGGCGCTTACCTCCCCAGGATCACGCCGCCGCGCCCCATGAACGTGATGCCGCGCGTCCGGCGGCTCGGATGGACCCTCGCAGGCCCAGCGAGCCGGACTGCGCCGCGCACGGAGGAGGCCCGCGCAAAGCAGTAGAGGACACCGGCTCGCTCGAACTGCGGGGGAAATACGGCGGCGCCCTCCAGGCACGCCGCCGTCCACAAGAGAGGGCACTACTTCACCACCAGCCGGTTGTCGCCGTACGCGATGTCTGCACCGGGTACTTCACTGCCGCTCTGTATGGCGGCCTTGATTTCGGACTTGCGCGGGGAGAAGGTGATCTTCTTCGTTTCGTCATCACAGCGAATTCGTACCTGTTCCGCAGGGCCGATCTCGCGAGTGAATACCCACGTCCCGTCCGTTTTATCGAACCTTGGCTTTGTCCATTCTGAAGGATCGTGCTCCAAACTCCGAAGCAACAATGACAGCCATTTGTCGGCGGCCATAACGACCGTAACGTCCTGAAACTCGTTCGGGATGGATGCCGGGTCCATGATCTCGACCTTGTCGGGGTTCTTGGCCAAGCTCAGCACCCCGACAGTGCCTTCGAGCTTGCGCGATCCGCGCTTCGGTTCCGGGAGTTGCTCAAGAACCGAAACGACGTACTTCTCGACGCTCTTCTTGCCGCTCTCATAGGACGCCTTCAGTGCGCTAAGCCGGGCGATCTCCGTGTCGATGTTTCCGGCTTGCAGGTCCAGGTGCCGCAGGAAGCGGATCACGTTGTCGCGCTTGGAAACGGCCTGCTCGTTCGCCTTCGCAAGCTCGCTCAGGTATTCGGCCAGTTGCTCATCGGGGACCGCGCCTTCGCAGTTCACGAGCGCGACGAGAGCGTCTTCGATTTCGTACAGCGTCAGTGATTTTTGCATGTGCTATTGCTCCTGTCCGGCGAACATCTCGGCCGGAAGATCCGCGTCCGTGGCCACAAATGGCCCTTTTTCGGCATCGGCCGGGTGCTCGTCCATCTCCGCAAGCGCTTTCTGAAGCGCGGCAATCGCCTTGCGAGCACCACTTGCCATCTTCGGAAAACCACCAGGCGTACCGCCGTTTTCCACGATGATGCGGTCGTAAACCTCGACCGCGGCGGCGCCGCGCTCCAGAAAGATCATGCGCAGCTTGTTGAAGTCGGAACGCGTGGGAAGAGGTGACGGTGGCGCCGGCGGCTTCACTTCCGCCGCCATCTCGTCGAGGATCTTGGAGCCGGTTGCCACGTCGGGGATCTCGTTGGCGTGCGTGTAACCGGCGTTTCCAAGGATGCGGTAGTACGCCTCGCGACCCAGAGCGGCCTTGGCCTTCCCGAACAGCGCCAGCATGTCGGAGTACGGCGACCTGGACGCGGCGGGCGCTGGCGCCGGATCGGCGGGACGCTGCGCCTTTTCGCGTTCTTCCGCGATCCGCCGTTCAACAAGTTGCTCGTGCGTTTCGCGCGCCGGATCGGCATGAGATCCATTTCCACTTTGATCGTGCAAGTCTTCAAGATCCTGCGTGAAGAATTCGCTGGCAGATGTAGCAATCAGCGTAGAGGCGACCAGCGCGCGCTTCTGCCCCATCTTCTGAATCGTGTTCACCTGATCGGCGATGTCCGGATTCGGCATCCTGTAGAGCGTGGTGTCGACATCGATCTCCCACGCTGGTCGCTTGCCCTTCTTTGTGTCCTTCTCGATGTGGCGGGCCTTGCCCGCCGTGATGGCGTCCTGGAATTGTCGCCAGTACTCGGCGGGCTTCCCATACTGCCCCGTCGTCTCGGCTTTCTCGACCGCGAATTCAAACTCGACCAGCGTCCTCCGTCCTCCGCGAGACTGGAGCTTGGATTTTTCGACGCACGCCGGTAACTGATCTTCAGCCAGCCAGCGATATCGGTACTTCGATTCCCATGAGTTACAGGATCCTTCTCCAACGCCAAGGACTCGTCCGTCGCGTCGGAGCACGCACCGATAACGGATGTAGTAGAACATCTCGCCGTTGTGACCCTCTCCTGTCCAGTCAGCGATCTCCTCAACGGGGATGTAGTCCGGCTCGAGCCCGAAGAAGTTGCAGAGTTTCTCAGCCCCGGGCTTCAATAGGGTGGGCTTCTGGGTGCCAGGAATTACGCCGAAGTCCTGGTCCTGACACATGATCCTCTTCGTGAACTGGACGATAGCCTCTCGCCTGGCAAGAGCGATTTCCATTGACATGGCGGGCATGTAGGCGCTTTCTCGAAGCGAGATAGCCTGCTCTGACCCTACGTCCTTCTTTGCCAATGCCACTGCACTCGTTGTTTCGTTCATGGGTTTTGTCCTCACTTCGTTAAAAACAGGTACAACCATCGCCAGATGAGCACCGCCACGGCGATCAACAGGCCGCCGGCCGTGTAGTTCCAGCGTGTGCGCCAACGCCTTGACTGCACGAACGCCGCCTTTGCCGCCCTGCGGAGAGCCTCGTTTCGGGCAACCTCACGCGCGTAGCGAGCGTAAGGAACCGTTCCGCCTTCACTATCCGAATGGACCCGCGTGACGTTCGGGTACGGGTGGCTGGTCACGCTACACCCCCACCGGCTTCATCCCGGCCAACGCCGTGATCGCCTTGCCCGTAATGTGCGCCGGGCAGTTGTCGTCGTTGCGAATCCATACCAGCGTGCGCTTGTACATCTCGTTGATCTGCTCCAGTTCGTGCAGGCGGGCCTGCACGTCGAGTGCCCCGGCGGCGAGTTGATCTTCGCTGATACAGCGCATGCAGTGGAGCTTCTCCGTGTATCTGTCGCGGAGCATGTCCTCGGGCTCGCCGCGTGCGCCGCACGTCTCGCAGTGCGCTTCATCCGTACGGCGCTGGCGCGTGGGCACGATGGGGAATTCGAACACCAGGATTCGCGCGGTCATGCCTACCTGCCCTCCGAGCATTCACGGCACACGATGCTGCCGCCTTTCAGCACGCCTTCGGTTATCGGAACGTAGCAGCCGCACTTCGCGCACATGACCGTGGGGATCTCTGGCAGCGCCGGTTTCTTGGGTTCCGCTGTTGCTGTTGCGTTCATGGGTCACGCCTCCAGGTATTTCCGGATGATCTGCCCCATAGCGGCCCAGGCGGCGGCCCTGGCGGCGTCACT